AAGCGGTTCTCGCTGGAGGGCGTGCTGGTGCCGGTGACGGCCGCCTAGAACGAGGACATGCTGCGGGGCTGCGGCTTCCGGTCGGTGGACTGCTTCTGGAGGCACCTGAATTTCGCCGGCTGGATCGCGGTGAAGTGAAACCCCGCACGATCGAGGACCTCGGGCCCGAGGAGGCCGGGAGCCTGCTCTCCGCCGACTTGGCCAACATCGTCAGGCGGCTCCAGGCGGGCAAGACCCTCACCGCGCGCGAGCGGGAGCTCATCGAACGACGGCGCAGGGACGGCATCGCCGAGGCCCCGCATTGGGTCAGGGGGTTCCGGGGGCTGGCCGAGGTGCTGCCCTACTCCCGCGAATCGTTCCGCACCTGGGCCAAGCTCCCCGGCGCACCGAAGGCCCGGCCCAACAACACCCAGGATGCCACCGCGTGGCGACGGTTCATCGAGGAGAAGGGGCTCGGCGTGAGCAACAGCGCCACCGAGCAACTGCCACGGCGCGAGGCCGAGATCGTGCGCCGGTACGAGCTCCAGAACGAGCGCGCGGAGTTCGACTTGGCCGTGCGCCGGAAGGAGTACGTCACCCGCGCCGAGGTGGTCGAGAAGGTCTCCTATGCGTGGACGGAGGCGACCCGCATCCTGCGCTCGCACCTGGTCGACGGTGCCAAGAGCGAGGAGGAGCGGGCACGAAACGAGCTGGCGATCCGGCTCGCATTCCAGGATCTCCATGAGATCGCGCACGGCTACCGCTAGGCGGCGCGGGCCCGACCCGCTGCTTCACGCGATCTTCGACTGCGTGCCGGTCGTGGATGACCGGCCCATCTGGGAGTGGGCCGCCGAGCACATCACGGTGGGCGAGGAGATGTCCCATCCGGGGCCATTCAACATCGACCTGCATCCCTACGCGAAGGAGCCGCTGGAGGTATTGCGCAACCGGACGGGCATCGAGGTCACCATCCAGGCGTCGGTCCAGAGCGTGAAATCCCTCATCGCCCAAGTGGCGCTGGCATGGATGATCAAGCACAGGCCGGGTCCGGCGCAGTGGAACGCGCAGACCGACGACAAGGCCAAGGACTTCGCTGAGTTCCGGCTCATGCCCATGCTGGAGCGGTGCGAGCCGCTGCGCTGCTACTTCCCAACGAATCGCCACAAGCGGCGGACGACGACGATCCTGTTCAATCACATGTTCCTGGTGGTCCAGGGCGCGGCCACGCCGAGCAATCTCCAGAGCCTATCGGTCGCGATCCAGATAAACGATGAGGTCTGGCTCTACCCTCAAGGGCACCTCGAGCAGCTCCGCAAGCGCACGACATCGTTTCGCTCCTCTCGGATCATCCTGAATCTCTCCACCGGAGCGGAGGAGGGCGACGCGGCCGACCTGGCATGGTGCGACAGTGATCAGCGAGAGTTGGAAGTGCGGTGCCCCTGCTGCCGCGGCTGGTTCGACTTCAAATGGGACAAGGACCCGAATCGCCCCGGCGGGATGGTGTGGGACGATAACGAGCGCACGCGCAACCCGGACGGCTCGTGGCGCTGGCGCGAGCTGCGCAAGGCCGTGGCATACGAGTGCCAACACTGCGGCGAGCGGATGCCGTACTCGAAGGAACTCCAAAAGGACCTGCTGAGCGAATGGCGCTTCACGCCGCGCAATCCCGACGCACCCGAGGACCGCATCGGCTTCCGCTGGAATGCCATGGCGCACATGGACTGGCGCGATCTGGTGGAGGAATGGCACAAGGCGGTGGCCGCCTATCGGCGGGGAGATTCGTCGCTGATCAAAGAGTTCCGGATGAAGCGCCTCGCCCAGACCTACGAGGAGCGCCGCGAGGACTATCGGGTCGAGATCCGAAAGTCGGGATACCGGATGAACATGGAGGGCGGGCCACCGCCCTGGGATAAAGAGGCGGTCATTGGGCGAAAGGGTTGGCCGGAGATCCCGCCGGCGCCATTGCCCGAGAATGCGACCGAAGAACAAAAGAAGGAATGGGAGAAGACCAAACCGCTCGGGCCCTGCCGCCTGGCCCTCATCGACGTGCAGCAGGTCTGTTTCTACATCATCGTCCGCTCATTCGCCATGGACGGCAGCTCGCTGGCCATCTGGATGGAGCGGGCCCACACCCTCGAGGATGTCGAAATGATCGTTGGGCGGTTTGGCGTCCTGCCCTCGCTCGTGTTCATCGACGCTGGCGACCAGCGTGGCTATGACGTGTTCCGCTGGTGCGCGGAGCGGGGTTGGACCGCGCTGATCGGTGACGGCCGCAACACATGGGCGCATAAGCGGAGGAACACCGGCCGGAAGCGGGTGAACATGGACCCGATCTGGCGGCCGTGGTCACCGGTGCGCAAGGTGGCGATGGGTCGGGGACGGGTGTGCCGGCAATTCTACTGGTCGAATCTTGTCATGAAGGACGCCCTGGACCGGCTCCGTCGCAATCAGGACCCATCACAGGGCGCGACGTGGGAAATTCCGGACGACGCGCCCGAGGAGTACTTCGAACACATGGAGAGCGAGCGCCGCGAGAAGCACGCGGGCCAGTGGCGCTGGCAGCAGATTGGAAAACGCCCCAACCATTATTGGGACTGCGAGGCCATGGCGGTCGCCGGCGGCCACATGCTTAGGCTCTTGGGAAGAGAGGCCATCGAGCCACAGGAGGAAAAAGGCGCCGATTGACACCCCTCCCGAATCAGCAGGGTGGACAAGCGGTCAAGTCATCGGGCCCATTCCCCGGGGATCGCCGGTTCGAATCCGGCCCCTGCAATCCCGCCGGATTGACACCCCGCAGGGTTTGTCATGGCGCAGGGCCTATTCACCACCGGTTTTACCCTCGATGAGGTGCTGAGGATCCAGACTAAGGCCAAACAGATGGTCTTGGAGGGCAAGACCATCATGCAGTGGGGAGAGGGGGGCACCTCGACCCAAAAACAGTTCACGATGCCGGTGGAGAAGGTTCTCGAGGAATGCCGGTACGCCCTGCAGAAGCTTGATCCCGTTACCTACGGCCGCCGGGTGACCAAGACGGTCGCGAGTTTCTCGGGGAACTTCTGATGGATACCGCGACCCTCATGCAGTCCTTCCGAACCGGGGTCTCTGGCCGGGCCCAGCTATGGGACGCCGGGGACTGGCGCCGGCGACCGGAGCGGTCCTCTTGGCGGATCGATATCAGGGATACCTGGCGACACATCGACTCCTACACCTACAACCGGATCGTCTGCGACAGCCAGCGGCTGTTCGCAAATCTCGGCGTGGTGAAGGGCGCCTCGCTGGAGAAGGCCGATTACGCGGTGGGCGAGGCGTGGAATCCGGTCTTCTTGGGGCGCGACCGTAAGTGGGGCGAGAAGGCCGCGGAGATGCTGCGTGAGTGGCACATGACATGCAACATCCTCGGCGCGCCCTTTAACTGGCAGAAGAGCCTCGCGCTCGCGAGTCTCTGCGTGGACCGGGATGGCCGCAGTTTCGTACGGCTCTTTCGCACCTACAGCGGCTATCCCCTCATCCAATTCATCCCCGGCCACCGGATCAAGAGCAGCCAGCCCGGGGAGATTATCAGGGGCGAGTTCGCCGGCAACATCAGCACCAACGGCGTGATCATGACGCCCTACGGCCGCGCGATCGCCTTCGAGATCGCCCCGCAGAAACCCGATCAGAAGCCCGCCTTTGTGCTGGCATCGCGGATGATCCAGATCTTCGACCCAGAATGGTGGGATTCGGGCACTGGTCTGCCCTCGGTTTCGCACGCGGTGCTCGACCTCCATGACCTTAAGGACAGCCAGGACTGGGAGAAGTTGGCGCTGAAGGCCAACTCGGCGCACTCGCTCTTGGAATACAACGAGACCGGAGAGCGGGAGGATGACGGCAACGACTTTGTCGAATCGACGGCCGCGGATGGGAGCACGTTCCACTACGAGACCCTGATGGGTGGAATGATCCGGTATTTCCGGGCCAATAGCGGGAGCAAGATCGAGACCCACACCTACAATCGCCCACCCGAAGAGTGGCACAGGTTTATCGATCACATCCTGCGCTCGTGTTTCGCGGGCATGCGTTGGCCGTTAGAGATCG